GGCCGACACACCGACCCGGCTCACCCGGCCGGCCGACGCATCATCGCCGCCGCCGGCGAAGCCCTCGCTTCGCTGGACTGGGTTCACGCCCTCGTCGTCGATGAAGCCCATGACCCCATCATGCACCTACGCATCGGCGAAGTGGGCATGACCATCCGTGATATCGCCCCCGGCATCGGTGCCGGAGACGCCCCGGCCATCGCCGACCGGCTCAAGGTCGCCGGGCTTCTGCTCCAGCAGGCCCGCCGTGCCGCCGATCTCGACGCCCGCCTCCGGGACATCCTCGATCTCGCCAACGACATCGACCCAGACAAGACCGCCAAACGGATTTGGGAAATCCGGTCCCGCATCGCCCGCCTCGCCCGGGCGTAACAGGCCGAAACGCCGTGAGGCGTCCGGGCGTCATGCGTCCGCTGACGAGGCCGTCAGACCACCTTCCCACCCAACACCACCACCATGATCCACGACACCCCCATCCTCACCAACGTCCAGCGTCGCCTCGTCCTCGCCTACCTCACCCGGCTCGAAGCCCGGATCGAGGCCGCCGACGTCGCCGGCAAGGACGCCACCGTCGAGCGTCTCACCGACCTGCGTGACGCCATCGACATCGCCTTCGCCACCTGCGACGCCGCCAAGGCGGGCCATCCGACGCAGTTCAGCACCGCCGACCTCAACGCCCTCCGCCACGTCCTGCCGGAGGTCGGCTGATCCACTCTCCCCCACCACCCACCAACACCCAGCACCATGCCCAACAACACCAACCACGCCGTCCTCGTCCGCTTCCTCGTCGACCGTTACGAGGACACCGGCGACGGCTACATGACCGCCACCCAGGCCCTCGCCTCGAGCCGGGCCTACCTCGAGACGATGATCGCCACGCCGGCGACGGACACCCGCAAGGACGGCACCGTCGACCGGAGTCTCGCCGCCTTGGCGGATCGGTTCGACGTCATTGCCCAGTCCGTCGAGGACAACGGCGAAGAGTGCGACGGCGAGGACATCGGCCGGTGGACCTGCTCCTTCGAGATCGTCGCCCGGTTCGTCGTCGCCGCCGCCACGGTCAAGCAGGCCGAGGCCATGGTCATGCATGAGATCGAGGAGCGGATCGGCGACGTGATCGGCGACAGCGTCGAGGAGTGGGCGTGCAACTGGTCCACCGACATCCTCCGCACGGTCACCAAGTAACCCTCCACCACCCACCACCATGATCATCGACATCACCCCCAAGCAGCAGGCCAGCCTCGACCGGGCATGGTCCAAGCGTCTCGCCGCCAAGGCCGCCGCCGCCGCCGCCAAGGCCGCTTACCGGGCCAGCTCCGGGTTCGACGTCCCGGCGGCCCAAGCCCTCTATCGGGCTTGGAAGGACGCCGAAGCGATCGAGGCAAGGACGAGGGGCGTCTGCCTCCGCCTCGACTACCTGTACCGGTACAAGCCCGAGATCGACAAGCAGGCTTGACACCCTACAACATGTAGGTACACCCAACACCACTCACCACCCAACACCATGAGCAAAACCACCAAGCCAGCCACGCCCGCCTTCATCCGCATGTCCTTCGACAAGTGGGTCGAGACGTTCAAGCCCATCACCAACACCGCCACCCCGGACGCACCTTTCGACGGGTGCATGTTCGAGACGTTCGGCTCCGACCTCGTCGACGTGCTGATCTACGCCAACGGCAAGCACTCCCACCTCCGGGTCTGGTCCCTCGTCGAAGGCGACGCAGGCCAGTACGTCGTCGACGGTTACCACCGGGTCAACCGCCTCGGCTACTTCATCACCGCCGTGCCGGCCGTCGCCGGCACCCAGTACGAGGTCGCCGTCTAACCCCCAGCACCTGCCCACCATGCGAACCCTCCTCACCATCGCCATCGCCGCCGCCATCGCCTTCGCCCTTTGGGCGTTGGCGACCGGCCCGGGCTTGATCGAGATCATCGACAACCCCCGCCTGTAACCCTTCACCCTTTCCCTACCATGAGCAAACGCACCAAGCCCCAGCCCACCGACGCCGTCCTGTCTTCCCTCCGTGAAGCAAAGGTCGACGCCGACATCGCCAACCACCACCGGTCAAACGCCGCCGCCGACTTGGCCCGACTGATCTGCTCCCTTGATCGGGAGATTGTTGTCGAGCAGACGAAGCTCGAACACCTTGAAGCCCGCAACAAGGCCGGCAAGGTGGACGACGAAGCGGTCGTCGCCTGCGAACTTAACCACGCCCGCCTCACCGGCCTTCGACGGGACGCAAAACTAGACTTTGACGACGCCGTCGCCGAGTGGCAAAAGACACAGGCTGTAGCCAACGCCGCCGCCCTCGCTTACTACACCCGCCTCTGCTCCTAACCCATCACCACCACCCAACTACTGAACCACCATGAAGCACATGATCGCCAGCATCACCACCAAGTACAGCGGCCCGACCGGCTCGACCGGTTCCCGCATCAACGCCACGCTCCACCTCCGCCGGGACGGCTCGACCGTCCGGGTGCGGGTGTCGTGGAACCACGGCCTCGGCATCGAGGCGAACCACAAGCAGGCCGCCTTTTCCGCCCTCGGCAAGGCCGGTTTGATCCGGGGCGACTACGACCTCGACGGGTGGTCGCACGACGGCGTCGCCGGCATGGACGACATGCGTCTCGTCATCGAGGACCTCGCCTGCTACGCCCTTGCCGGGTGGGAGGAGGAGTGGGAGGACGACCGGCCGGAGGAGCTGGCCCTGTGGAAAGCCCGGGTCGACGCCGCCCTCAAGGCCACCGGGAGCAAGTACACCTTCGACGAACTCAAGCCCCTCCTCGGCTAACATGGACACCACCCTCGACCTTTCCCTGTGCTTCTCCCCGTCGGCTTGGACGCCGGCGTGGGAGCATCGCATCACCGGCACGCCGGCCGCATGCGTCGCCCGCATCGACGCCGAGCTGGCCCTCCGATCGACGCCGGAAGCCGTCCACCTGTCTTGGCCGATCGGCGCCGGCTGTGGCGGCCTGTGGATCGAAGGCGGCGAAAGCCTGCTCGACGTCCTCGAGCGTGCCGAGGCGGAGCTGTTCGACCCGGACCTGTGCTTCGACGATCCGGCCGAAGAGGACATGGCCCGTGCCATGATCCCGCTCCTGCTGACTGCGGCCCGTGCCGGCAAGGGGGTGGTGTCGTGACGCCCGACTTCATCATCCACCCGGACCTTCACCCGGTGCGTCATGTCCGAAGGCCGGGTCACCCGTTGCCAAGTCACCGAGCCGGTGTGCAAGGCATGCGGCAACCACGACAGCGGCACCGGCTGGCCGCTCGAGCGGTGGCTGGTCCGTGGCTTCCGGATCGACGGCGACAAGACGGCCCGCATCCCGGGCTTGCACCTCGTCTGCCACGACTGCCTCATCATGTGGGACGAGTAGTCGCGGCTCGACGTGGCGATCAAGGCCCCGCCCCGGCGGGGCTTTTTTTGTTGGCCTAGTTCATCCACCTCGGGTGGGGCATGACCTCGGCCGGTGCCGGCGCCTCTTCCCGTTGGTCGGCGGCCAGCGTCATGACCATGCCGCCGTCCTTGGCCCACGTCTTCCGGACGACGAGCATGGAAACCTGGGAGTCGTCCTTGAACAGGCCGGTCTTCATGACGGCATCGAGTGCGAGCTTGGCTAGGTTGTCGGCGTCCGGCCGGAAGGTGTGGGGCTTGCCATGCCGGTCTGCCTTGGGGGTCGGGAACTGAAAACTGAAACAGACCTCCAGCGGCCCCTCCAAGGCACCGTGGGCCTCGAAGGCTACCTTGGCCGCCCCCGCCACCTGTACCTGCCACCTACGGGCATTTGCGTCAGCCGTAGACACCACCCTGCCCCGGCACAGCCTCGGCCTTGGCTGTGGGCGTGGCGTACCTTCGACGTTCAACATGATAACGGTGTCCATATTCGGCATCATGTCGTCGATCACGTGATGCGCAAGCTGAACGGGTAAACCTCAAGCCCAGACAATGGCCTGCCGATGCGACGCCCTGCTTCCCCAGAAGCCAAGGGCCAAAGCCCGAGGATGGCATTATAGTCTTATAAGGGGGTGCTTCCTCGCTTCCTCACCAGTCCACAAGTAACTACCTGCTAGTGACTTACGGGCGAGGAAGGCATTTCTCATTTTTGAGTTTTCGCTCGAGGAAGGGGGGTAAATCGGGGTTAAGTCGTTGAGCATCAACACTTATACCCCCTTCCTCGCCGCTCGAGGAAGGCGAGGATTGAGGGGGTCCGATCCTCATGCCTCAAACCCCTGTTTCTCCTACACCATGGGGGCAAATCGCTGGGTAAAAGGCTTCGCCTTTTGCCACACCAAGGGCATTTCCTTTGGCGGCGCCGGCTTCAAGATAAACAAAAAAACTGCACATCATGTGCAGTTAGCTTGGCCGGCATGCGGAGATTAGCGGGTCCTAATCTCCGCACGGTCGGATGCCGAAGGTGTCGTTCCGGACGAACGTGAACTGGTCCGACGTCATGTGACGCAGGCCGCCGTCCTTGTCCAACACGATGGCGAAGACGTCGTTCGCGAACGTCCCGCCGTCCCGGACATACACCAACATGCCATAACCCAGCGGCGTCTCGACGGGCATGGGGTTGCGGAACTCGTAGATCATTCGGCCGGCTTGCCCTCCTTGGCGGCGTTCCAATCACGGAGGACAGGGACAGTTTTCATTAAGGTCTTGGCTGTCTCTCCTGCCTCAATCTCGATGCGTTCAGCGTAGTCCAAGGCAACCGCATCCCCCGCCTTGCGGAGCCGCTCGACCTGTCCGCAAAGCATCGCGGTCTTGTCGATTTCACGGTCAAGTTCCCTATCAAGGTAGTCGCAGTTGTTTTGTAGCCGCTCGACCTCGGCCTTGAGGCGGGCGTTCTCGTCCCTCAATTTGGCGAACTCAAGGATGAGGTAGTTGTCGTTTTGTCCTAGGCTCACGACCGGCCTCCGTTCACGATCCGCTCGAAAGTCCGGTAGGCGGCGTTCGCTTCATCGGTGTCGGGCAAGCACATGCCCATGGCGATGCCGGCCTTGGACAGCCGCTCGACCTTGGACTGGCTGATTTGCACAAGCTTCTGCCAGTTGTCGGACCGATATTTCCACAGCTCGACCTCGGACTTGAGGCGGGTGTTCTCGGCCTTGATGTCGTCCAGCTCGACGCCCATGCAACCGATGGTGTCGGCGTCGGCATGCTTGCCGGCGTCGATGGACGCTTGGTAGATGGCGACCTTGGCGATCTTCAGCACGTCGGTCTTTAGGGCGGCGGCGAAGGCATCACGCTGGGCTTCGGCGTGGTGCAGTTGGAGACGCAGTCGGGTGACTTCGTCGTAGTCGTTTGGGTTTTGTTCGGGTGGTTGGGTGTTCATGGGAAGATTATTCGGGTTTGATATCGATGGCACCGTCGACGGCCTTCAGCTCGCCGACGACCTGGCGCATGGACTCGAGTTGCCGGCGGCCCTTCTCGACGACGTCGGCCAGCTCGGACAAGGACATCTCATGCTGGTCCTTCTTGCCGGACTTGCCCAGCTGGATGGCGGCGGCGACGGCCGACAGGCCATGACCGGATGCCTCCAGTATCCAGCGGGCCGACTGGAACCGGACCTGTGCCGGTGCCGTCGGGTCGGTCATAAGACCTTGCATGACCTGCCAAGCTTGGGTCGCGCCGACGGTCTTGATGTCGGTGTCCCGCTTGATCTCGATGGCCTCGCGGATTTTGTGGTTCTTGAGCAGGCAGTTGCCGTCGGCGTAGCCCGAAGCCCGGCCTGCGGCCTCGGCGTTGCCGCCGTTGGCGACGTAGGATTCGACGAAAGCCTGCTGTTGCTGGCTCAAGGTCGGGTCGGTTTCGTGGCGGATGATGACTCCGCCTTTCCATTGGCTCTTTTCAGTTTCGTTTCTTGGCATTGGATTTGATTTCTTTCCAGTTGATGTCGTTGTCGACGCACCAGCGGTGGACGTTGACGACCGGCACGCCGATGATGGCGGCCGCCCGGGCCATGGTGCCGGCGGTGTTGGCCTGCTCCATGATGACTTCCTTCCACCCGGTCTTGTCGTAGCGAACGCCGATCATGCGTCGGCGTTTCTTGGTGAAGGTGATGCCAAGGATGATGGCCCACCGGCGGATGGTGGCGACGGTGAAGCCCATCTTCCGGGCGACCTCGGGCAGGCACAGGCCCTGCTCGGCGAGCCGGCGGATGTGCGGGCGGTACTCGTTGATGCGCGATGCGGTCGACGGGAACATCACCTTACCCCGGAAGACAACGGCACCACGTGTGCCGAGCTTGATGATCGGGGAGTAGATCATTTGGTCGCTCATTTGACGGCGTTGTTTAGGCGGTGGGCCTTGATGAACTTTGCGTCCGGCACCTTGTGCATGACGAAGCCGTACCGGCCGTAGCCACGCAGGCCCATGTTCCATGCCAGCCACGTCTCGCCGAGCGAAGGCGGCCGGCCCAGCTGATTGGCCAGACGGCCACGTAGGTGGGCAAGCCACGTCTTGGCGTAGCACCTGGCGATGGCCGGGTCCTTGGCCATGGAGTAGGGATGAACCGGCAGGCCGAGCTTGCGACGCAAGGCCGAGCAGTCGGACCAAGCTGCTGACCAGAACTGGAACGGTCCGATCGCTCGGCCGCCGTCCCCGCTGGGCGTCGAAGCTCCACGCCCGGAGCTTTCGGTTTGTTCGACGGCGTCTACCCATGCGTCTGGCATGGGTGAGAGCGAGGCGGCCGCCATGGTGGTGATTGCTAGTAACATGTCGTGGGTTGGGACCGCCGACGTTGGCCTACTTGCCCTTCTTGGCAATGACTTTTTTTTCAACGTCTTTCTTTTTCCTCGCGCGACCTGTGCCGGACACAGGCAGGCCGCCTGCGTCCCCGTATTTCTTGATGCCATTTTGCACTATCATTCGGCACCGTTCCCACAGGGAGGTGTTGTCCCGGCCGTCGTCGGCCGGCTTGAGGTAGTCATGTTTCATTGTTTCTTGATGACGGTTCGGGTGTCCTTATCAAACTCGTAGTTGTCCCAGTCGGGCGGGTCATAGGCACCGGAGTTGATCTCGGCGCCGGCTTCGTCGGTGGCGATGGGACCGGACGGCATGTCCAACCACTTCTTATCCTTGCCCCCCTTGGCGGCGGCCGCGACGACGGTCTTGGCGACGAGCATCTCGTCGACGAGGTGGGCAAACTCGCCCGGACCGATGGACCGCAGGTTGACGGGAAGCTCGCCCCGCCGGCGGTACAGCCCGGACTTGGCGTTCTTGCCTTCGATGGAGTAGGGGTGACCGGCACGTGATGCCAGCTTGATGGCGGCGATCATCCACTCGCGGCGTTCGACGAAGTTGACGTCGTTGAACTTGTCCCTGTCGGTCACGTCGACCAGCAGGCCGACCTCCGATCGGAGAAGGGTACGCTCGCCCTCGTACATCTCCGGGTTGTTGGCCTTCAGCACGGCGAGCTTCCACATGTGTCCCTTCTTCGGCACAAGGTTGATGCCCTTCATGCGACGGTCGTAGTCGGAGCAATGCCAGATGCCGAGGGCCGCACGCACGCTGCCGAGGATGGCCGTGGAACCACGGACCGCCGCCTTCATCTGCTCGGCGTTGCGGATGGGTTCGTCGCCCTGCTTGCGGATGTGGTGGGGGATGATGAGGGTGGCACCCAGTTCGCCGGACACCTGGCTGGCTACGCGGGCGAACTCGTTGATCACGGTGGCGGAGTTCTCCTCGCCGTGCAGGACGGAGTTGAGCGTGTCGATGACGACCAGTTGCAGGTTGGGGATTTGCCGGAGCAGGGCGAACAGCTCGAGCCACTTGCGCGAGGGCTTGGCCTCTTGGGTCTTGGGGTCCTTCTCGACGAGGGAGAACGATCCGCCGCTGTTGATGGTGGGCAGGATGATGAGGTCGTCGCCGGCTTCACGGCGTCGGCTACCGTCCGGGTCCATGTCGGCCAGTCGGATGTGCAGTTCGTCCTTGTCGTCTTCGGTGGTGATGACGACGGCCGCACCCTTGCGCAAGATGGGCATGCCTGCCCACGTGTCGCCGTCACGCTTGGCCGCCACCTTGAGGGCCAGGTCCAGCATGAGGAAGGTCTTGCCGGCGCCGCCTTCGGCGACGATGAGCTGGTGTGCCTTGGCGACGATCAGCTTGTCGACGAGGAACTGGCGGGTCGGCTTCTCGCCGAGGGACCACCGGTGTGCGGCCCATACGGCAAGGCCCTTGCCCTCCTCGAGGATGGGCTTCTCCGGCTCCGGCATCGGGCCGTGCGTGGCGATGTCGTTGCGGAGCAGACCCTGCCACTCGGTGTTGAACCTGGCGTCCGGCCAAGGTGGGTCCATGTGTGCCTGCATCCAGCCGAACGTGGCGAGTCGGGCCGCGTCCATGGTCAGCTTGCCGACGCGTGCGGTGTGGATGTAATGGCCGGCGACGCCGTTGAAGGCGGACCACCGGGTGATGGTGCCATCGGCCCCGGCCTTGACGTCTTCGGTCAGCAGGTTGGTCGCCGGCGTGTTGCTTGATGCGGTCGAAGGATCGACGGCCTGCTCGACGATGGCCCACTCTGAAGCGGGCATCTTGGCTACGTCCGTCCATATCGTCGGGCTGGCGGTGCCGAACATCTCGCGATCTATGACGACGAGCCGGCGTACACCGTTCTTTCCATGCACCGAACCGGCCAACCGGATGGGCTGATGCGCACGCCCGTAAGGGTTACCGTCGACGCCCAGTCCGAACTGGATGTCGGCACCCACCTTGCGTGCGATGGCATCGCGGATGGCGACGACCTCGGCGACCGTGGCTTCGTCGATGCCCCAGTAGGCGTGCCGCTTGGGCGTACCTTCCTCGGTGGTGCCGCCGGACAGCACGACCAAGTGTGCCTTGCCGATGTGCTGCTCGACGTAGGCCAGCTTGGCGTCGGTGTCGCCGGTGTCGAAGTCGGCGCAGACGGTGCGGAAGACGTCGCAGTTCTCGGCCGTGCCACGCTCTTCCTTGAGGGTGCATGGCACGATGAACGTGGCGACGTCGTGCTGTCCCCATCGCGTGGCGTGGAAGATCACGGCGGAAACGAAACGTTCCCAGCCAAGGGCCGGCTCGATGAAGATGTCTTCGCGGAAGACGCCCTCGCGGGCGGTGCCTTTCTCGCCGATGCCTCGGAGGCAAACGTAACCCTTGGCTTCCTGGCCGAAGAGCAGGGCGAGGTGTTTCTCGACGGCCGTGTGGTCGATGTGAATGGTGTCGGTCATGTTGGGAGCTGTTAGTCCTGTTGGGTGGGACAGTTAGGTCAACTCAACAATCTCGCCACGCGACGCCACGTCCTCGGCCAAGGCCCGGGCGACGTGTTCCTCGAGCTGGGTCATCTCCTCCGGGGGTACGACGAAGCTCTGCCGGTCGGCACCACGGAAATACTGCAGGCGGTCCGGCCGGATCACGTCGCAACGCTTGGCCCAGCCCATGAAGACCACCTTCCGGGCGTTGTAGTCCACCCGCATGAGGACGTAGATGTCGACGAACTCCTTCGTGCCGTAACCTCCGCCTGCCCACTCCGGAACAGCATAGGCCGGGATGAGCAGGTGGGGGTTGGCATGGTGGCTGGCCTTGACCTCGATGGACTGGCCGTTGCCGGCGATGAAGTCGACCGAACCGGAGCGTGCCTCGATGGTGTCGTCACGCTCGAGGCTGAACAGCTTGGAGAAACCGATCTCCCCGAGCAGACCGACCAGGTCGGTCACCATGGGGGATTGCTTGCCGATCTTGCGGTCGCAGATGTTGGCCGCGCGGCTCGCGTCGTGGCGGGCGGCGGCTTCGGTTTCCGCGTGCCGGATGATGTCATCCGACAGGGTGATGCTGATCCTCATAGGGAGTGGATGAAGACCGGCGTGTGTTCGCCGACGTAGCTCCCGGTCACGTTGAAGTTCATGTGTTCGATGGCGTCCTCCTCGGTCATGTCGTCGGCCATCAGCACTCGGACGCACGTGTTGTAGTCGTACACGACGCGGACGGGGCTGTCTTCCGTGACGCCGACGATGGCCGCGTCGAAGCCGTCTGCGGTCAGCGTCTCTTCGTCGACGCTGTCGAGGATTTCGGTGAGACGTTTGCGGTTTTCCTTGGCCATCTGCTTGAGGTGGCTCTTCTCGGTTCTGGTTGGTTTCATGTTGGGTTGGGAAATCAGCGGAGCCAGCTGGGCGTGATGGACGTGCTGTCCGTATTGGTGCGGGCTTGCTCCGGGGTGCCGTGGCAACGGCGCTTGAAGTCGCAGAACTTGCAGCGGAAGTCGGCCGCGTCCCGGCTGATCTTGCCAAGCTCTTCGGGGTTGCCGGACTTGACGATGCGTACGGCCTTGTCGATCAACGCCTGGGCGTCGCGGATGTTGACCTTGATGATCTCGATGTGGATTTCGCCGGTGTCACGGTTCAAGCACGTGAACATGCACGACTCGAGGTCGTGGTATGCCATGTAAATCTGGACCTGTGCGTAGTACACGGGCTTGCCTTCCTTGATGCCCTTGTTGACGGCGTCCTTCCAGCTCTTGTCGCCGAGGGCCTTGTTCTCCCACAGCATGGGATACTTCAGCTCCTTGATCGGGCCGGCGTGGATCACGCCGTCGAGGTGTCCCTTGAAGTTGCCGTCGGCGTCGCTCATGCCGATCTGCTTGCCGTCTTCCTTGTGCGTCTGCAGGTCGAAGCCGGCTTGCTTTAGGTACTTGGCCATGCGTTCCTCGCCGTCATGGCCCATGTCGAAGATGCGGAGGGTGTTGCCCTTGAAGTCGGCACCATCGTCCTTCTCGGTGAGGTGGAACTCGTAGGCCAGCCGGCGTTCGCAGGCTTCGCCCACGCGTGAGGCACCCAGGTACTTGCGCTTGGGTTGCTCCTTGTTCTTCGCCTGCATGGCTTTGTCGATGACGTCGATGACGGCCGACAGGATTGGGTCTGGTAGTGTTTCGGGTTTGAACATAAAATCAAATGGCTAGGACCTTGGCCTTGACGTGCTTCTCATGCCACTTCCAAGTCAACGCACAGGTCGCGCGGTACTTGGTCATGCCCATGGCCGTGAAGGCATCCAACCCCAGCTGGATCAGTTGCTTGTCGGACGGCGGCTCGGTGAGCCATCGCTTGGATTTGCGGGACGCGTCCTTGTCGCCGTGTTCCCGGAGGTAGTCGTCGGCCGAGGCGATGGCCTGGAGCCGGTCGTCGGTGACGGCCAGCAGGGTGGCGCTGGTGTATCGCTCGCCACCGCCGATGGCGTACTGCTTGCCGTTGTGCTGGACGACGCACGACCACGCGGTCATGGCCGATGCGATGGTGACGGCACCATCCCAGAAGCTTTCCCACCGGAATGGGGACATCTCCAGTATCTCGACCTCGGTGAGCTTGAAGTCCTCAAGCACGCCTCGCTCCTCGGCTTCCTTTTGCCGGCGGGCGACGCCGTCGAAGATGTGGTCGCAGGTCGGGCAGATGGCCAAGCCAAGGGGTACCTGCATGCCACAGCTCGGGCATGGCTTGAGCTTGGCCATACCCTTGACCGGCTCCAGCACGACCTCGGTGTCGAGGCATCCATGGGTAAGCACGGAATAGCCGAAGTCCAAGACGATGCAGTCGGATTTGATGAAGCCCGGGTGCTTGTCCGGGTCGACCTTACGCAGGCCGCGACCGATCATCTGGATCATGGTACTCTTGTAGCTACACGGCCGGAGCAGGACGACGCACGCCACGGTCTGGCAGTCGTACCCCTCGGTCAGCACGGCCACATTGACCAGCACCTGGGTGCGGTCCTTCTCGAAGTCGATCAGCGCACGCTTGCGGGCGTTGTCGGATAGCCCGCCGTGGACGATGTCGGCCTTGATGCCGGCGTCGCAAAAGGCTTGGGTCACATGCTCGGCGTGGTCGACGGTCGAGCAGAAGACGACGGTCTTCCGGGTGCCGGCTTTCTCCTTCCACTCGCCGATGACCTTGGTGGTCACGGCGTCCTTGTCCATGATGGCTTCGACCTGGGCCATGTCGAAGTCGGATACGGTCTTGCGGACGTTGGCCAGCTCGGCACGCAGTCCGCAGTCGATGACGAAGACGCGAGGGCGGACGAGGTTGCCGGCGTCGATCAGCTCCTTGATGGAGATGACGTCGGCGACGTTGTTGAAGACCTCCTTGAGGGCTTTCTTGTCGGCACGTTGTGGCGTCGCGGTAACCCCCAGCACCTTGATCTTCGGGTTCAGCTCCCTCGCACGCTCGATGATGCGGAGGTAGGAGTCGGCGGCGACGTGGTGTGCCTCGTCGATGACGAGCAGGTCCATCGCCGGCATGGACGCGAGGTTGTCCTCCCGGCACAGGGTCTGGACCATGGCGAAGGTGACGCCGTCGGACCACTTCTTGCGATCGGCCGCGTAGATGTCCGACTGGGCGTCCGGGTCGAACCGCTTGTAGGTCGACCGGTTCTGGGCGACCAGTTCGTCGCGGTGCTGGAGGACCAGCGAACGCATGGGTGTGTCGGTCTTGTTCGCGAACTTGATCGCGGCCGACAGCATGACCGTCTTGCCGGCACCGGTAGGTGCCACGCCCAGGGTGTTGCCGTGTTCGGCCAGCGCGTAGCATAGCCGGTGTACGAACTCCACCTGTCTTGGTCGGAGTTTCATTTCAGAAAGTTGGCCGCCCAGAGCCTTGGGTAAGGATAGGCGGGTTTTTGGTGACGCGATAGCGTCCAAATTGGGGGCGGGGAGAGAGGCAGCCCCAACAGCCGCGTCATCCCAACGAGCGTGGACGAAAGGAACCGGACCGACGGCCGGCTTGTCGTTACGCTCTCGCCCTTGGTGTTTAAAAGAACAGGCACAATCGACCCGTGTGCCGAGAGATATGCTGACGGTCCTTCAAATAATGTCAGCAACATTCTCATCGGCAACTCTGTTGGGCAGGTCGATCGGCTGTGCGTCCAGTACCCCTTTAGAAGGGGGCGTTGGACGAACCCGGGGTCTTGATCCAGCCGGGGCTTGCGCCGACGGTGGGAGCAGGAGCTTGGGTGGGAGCGAACGCGTTACCGCGAGCGGAGTCGATGGCCTGCTGGCCACCGAGGAGCTTCTGGTAATCGCGGAAGCCGCCGCTTGCGGGGTTGGGCGACAACCACTCACCGACCTTGTTCTTGTCGGCGTAGGCAGGGTCGGTGTTCTTCTCGACCTTGACCTTGATGGCGACGCGCTGGCCGTCCATGGAGTTCATGATGGCGAGCGTCTCCTTGCCGTTGAACATATTGTACGAGTCGGGCTTCGCCGGCGTGAACCAACCTGCGGACTCGAAGATGCGGGTGACGGACGTGATGCCCATCTTGCGCCACTTCTCGCCGTTGCGGTCGTCCTGCACGTCGGGCAGCATGTCGAAGACCTTGCGGCCCTCGTACTCGCCGCCGGCGATGGTCAGCGTCACCGGGTAGTAGGTGCCGCCGGTCGACTTCGACTGCTTGGCACCACCGATGGTGATGATGGCCCACGCGAGGGAGCCGTTGGGGATGAGTTCGGGAGCCGAGCCGGCACCCGAGGTGGGGGAGAACATGTTGTTCATGGTTTTGGTGTGGTGGGAGATTACTTGGTTGCGGGGAGGGAGGTGACGACGTTGCTGTCGACGCGTTTGCCGGAGCGGATTTTCTTGATGAGGGCGCCAAGGTCCGGAGCTTCGATGACTTCGAGACGGCCGGAGCGATCCTTCGCCGGGTAGCCCCACGGGTTCTGCTGCTGACAGCAGAACGCACGGTACAAGGTGCCGTCTTCGGCCTTGAAGTTCTGGATCGTGACCACCTGGTCGAAGATGCCCGGGAGTTCGCGGCCGGTCTTGGAACCTTCGACCTGCGGGGTCCAGCTGATGCGCTTGAGGTCGTCGACTTCCATGTCGAGGATGCCCGACACGACGACCGACTTGTTGCTGTGCTGGAGGTGGGTCAACCAGCGGATCATCTCCTGCCCGAGCAGGCCGTAGGCACCACGGGTGTCGGGCTTGCCGTCGCGGGACTGGGCGTCCGGCTGGACCTTGGCCCACTTGAAGCACTCGCGGGACGCCACGGTGATGGAGTCGATGAAGATGACGTCGTACTTCTTGAGGTCGACGGACGCGAACGCCTGGCACACGGCGTCATACACCGGCTTGGAGTACGGGCCGTTGGCGTCGGACGGGTCGAAGCCGCCGATGTACAGGGCAAGCGCGCGGGCGATTTCCCAAGGGTACTTGTTGAGTTCCTGTGCCACGGACCGGACGTCGATCACGTCGCCGGCCCAGTCTTGGATGGCGAGGGTGCCGGCTTCCAAGTCCACGAAGAGCGTGGTCTTGGGGTCGAGCGTGCGGGCCTGCGTGGTCTTGCCGACGCCGGCAGGACCGAACAGGGCGATGTTGACTTTCGGGACGGCCTTGAGGCGGTCGTCGGCCTTGATGATTTTGATCATGTGTGTTGGGGGGAGAGTTAGGAGGAGAAGGAAATCTTCGGTTCGGAGTACTTGACGGTGCGTGCGTCGATGAGCTTGTCCAAGAGCTTCTCGTCGCGGACGGCGTTGTAAGCCTTCTCGGGGACGGAGAACTTGATGGTGAAGAGACGTTCGACTTCGTCGTAGGGCATGGTCTTGGCGATGGCCTTGAGCTTCTCGCTGTCCCATTCCCGGCGTGCGGTGATTTCGGCCGTGAGCTTGACGCCGTCCACCTCGAAGGTGTGCTGGCCGTGCTGCTTCTCCTGCTCGATCAACGCGTCGAGCAGACGGTTCTCGAACCGCTTGCGCAGCTCGGCTTGGATGACGTCCATCTTCTCCTTGGTGGAGTCGATGATGGACTGATTGATGCTCGCCGCCTCGCGGAGTTCGGAGACGGTGAGCGTGTCGATGGCTTTATCAGCCTTTGGCTTTTTCGTTTTCATGTCGGTGGGTGGAAAGCTTCGCGCCGGCGTTGGGTACCGGGCGGAGTACAAAGTTGTTTAGGTCTAGCGGGCGGCCCTGGTGTTGGGCAAGCTCCATCAGTTGGACGAGGCGACCGGCGGGGATGTTGTCACGCTCGGTCCATTTCTCGATCGTCTTTACGGACAGCACGACACCGCGTGCATCAAGCCGGCGCCACAGCTCGATGCGACCACCGAAGTGGGCGACGAGTTTGCGAATGTCTAGGCGGCTGAAGTTCACGTTGGGCGTTGTGTATGGATGGAGTTGTGCCTACTTCTTGTCGGTCGTCAAGAGCTGAAAAAACTTTTTTCTATGGCCTTGACGTACCCTCCATGTTGTAGGACGTTATGGCATGCCAAAGAAAAACAACGGGCCGCAGCTCGCCCTCAACGAAGCTGGTGTTTACGAAATCCGCTGGACCGAAGACCGCCGCTCCAAGCGCAAGTCCACGGGCATGACCGACCTGCTGTCAGCACAGGCCGCACTCGGCCGGCACCTGCTGGGCATGGCCGATAAGAAGGTCAGCCCGTGCAACGTGACCGAAGTGCTGTCGACATATCAGACCGAACATGTCGACCAGCACGTCGTCGCCAAGGACCGGCAGGAAGGTTGCATCGCCGTGCTTACCAAGGGGCTTGGTCATCTCGACGTCCAGCAGCTCACGCCGGCCGTGATCCTGCAGTACCGCAAGGACCGCAAGGCCGGCAAGGTCAACGGTCACGTAGCCGGCGACAGCACGCTACGTCGCGAACTCAACTGCCTCATCGCGGCCATCAACCACGCGGCCAAGCACCGCCGCATCCAGCAGGTCGACGTGCCGCACATCTCCCTCCCGGACGCACCCCCGCCGAAGGACCTGTGGATGACGGAGGAACAGCTCGCCACGTTCATCGAGCTGTCGTCCAAGGTTTCGGTCCGCGTCCACCGGTTCATCGTGCTGGCCGCCGAGACGGCCGCCCGCAAGACGGCCGTGCAGACCCTTCGCTGGCAGCAGGTCGACCTCAAGGCCAAGCTCATCCACTTCCAGAACGACGGCAACCAACGCACCAAGAAGCGTCGCGTGCCTGTGCCGATGTCGGACCTCGCCTTCGAGGTGCTTACGCAAGCTTGGGCCGACCGCACGCAGGACGAGTGGGTGCTTGGTTCACCCTACTCCATCCAGCACCACTTTGAGACGGTGGTAAAGATGGCCGGCCCGGGCTTCGAGGATGTCACCCCTCACACGCTCCGCCACACGTGGGCTACGCACGCCGCTCATGCAGGCGTGCCGCTGTTCGAGATCGCCGGCGTGCTGGGCGACACCCTCGCCACGGTCATGAAGGTCTACGCACACCATTGCCCCGACCACTTGCGCGGGGCTGTAAACTTCCGCGCCTCAAGACACGTGCAACCAGGGCTACAGCAATAAGGGCAAGGGCTACGCTGAACACCAGGATCACACGCTCGGTGTCTGCGAAGCCAAGCCTCGCCCCATTCAGCATGTCCTCGGCCGCCTTGTTGTCGGCCTTGATGGAGTCTTCCGTGATCAGCACGGCCATGGTCATTGGGTCGGTCAATGCCTGCCGGATGTCCGACATGATGAACCACAACCGTACGCATATGGCCGACGCCATCAGCAAGGTGCCGATCATGGCTATCTCCAAGCTCGGGAGCTTACCTTTTCTTTCGTCGTCCATGGGTTGCTCCCTTCGTGATTTTAGCCACCTCGGATTTACCCTTTGCCTTCACCCACTCGATCGCGAAATCGACGATATGGGTGGCAGCTGCGCCGCTGACGCCCAGGGCCGCCGTCTTCAGTCCTTCCGCCATCGACACTTCCTTCAGCCCCTGGCTGACCAACCAGGCTACGATGCCGGCGGCCAGGACGTGACGCAGGGCCTTGCCCCAGGTCATGGTGTCGTCGTTGGACAGGAGGATTTTGGCGACCATGCCGGCCATGCCGATGATGGCCGCCGTGAAGCCACCCTGCCGAAGGTGGTCCATCAGCGTCAAGCTGACCGGTGCTTCGTCGAGCGGCTTCATGCTTTCTTGCGGTAGCCGGCTTTCCACAGCACTTCCGCGATGTAGTTCGCCCGGTACTTCACCTTGCGTTCCGACATCTTCCAATCAGCCAGGTGGAGGGCTTCATGTGCATATGTCTCGAGAATGTCCTTCTCCTTTTTGATGTCCGGGTCGATCTCGATGGTGTTGTCGGCCTTGCAGGCCAGGCCGGCCGTGTTCCCGGGGAGATGGCGAACGATTACTTTAGGGAGGCGGCGCTTCATTTGATTTTGGGCGGAGCGACCGCCATGTCTTGATTGCCGCGAACACCACCAGGTCCATGCCCAGGAAGGCCAGCAGGCCAATGATGATCCACTTCATCTCGGCCAGGTCGATGAGCCATGGTGCCGCCACGGCTACGCCCAGGCCGGCTCCGATGACCACGCCTGCGGTCAGCTTGGAGATGCCCATGAAATGTCCGAACAGCAGGGCGACGACGCCAAGGGCGACGGCGCCGGCACCAATCTTGGTCAGCACGCCGACGGCTTCGGACTTGCGTGCTTCGACCTTGGCGACGCGTTCAGACTCCTTGGCCTGTTCGGCTTCGGCTTCGGCCTTGATGCGTGCTTGCTTCTCAAGCTCGACCTTCGCCTCTAGTTCGTCGGTCTTCCGGTCAATGGCTACCTTCTCCGTCCGTAGACGCTCGAGTTCCTTGGCGTCCGGCTTGATCACCAGGCCCTTGAACTTGTCCACGTCCTTGGCCGACGGCTGGCCGGCAAGCCCGGTAAGGCCGGTGGTGACGGAGTCGTACAGGGACAAGGCCGGAGCAGGGCCGTCAAGGCTCCCGCGAATGGCCAACAGGATGGCGGCATCCTCGATCACCTCACCCTGCCAAACCTCCAGCAGGTTGGTCTGCTGTACAGGTTCAGCCGGCACGGCTGCCGGTTGCTGCGGAGTCGTCGCGCAGCCAACAAGCAGGATGGCCGACAGCCACTTCACTTCTTGAACTCGTCGGCGATGGACTTTGCCTTGCCTTCAAGAGAAGCCAGGCGGGCGGCGTTGTTGCGGTAGCCAAGCGCGCCAACGGCGACGCCGGCAAGAAACGACAGACAGGACAGGATGATGGTAATCATGACCCCTCTTATGCTGTTGGTAATAACCGGCCAGTCAACTAACCCAGGACCTACATCTTGGGAGTTGCCAAAACCGACCGTCTTAACACCCATTTGGAAACTTTCTCAAGCTGCTTTGGGGTGGCGTTGGACTTGATCATGTTAGCTATGTAGCTGATGACAGCGATGTTCCCAGGCACGTATCCCAAGCGAGGGTTGAGCCGGTCTATGGACGGCGAGCTGTTTCTGCGTTTCTCGATGCCGTGCTTCAATCGCAGGCCAAGGACAGGGCAACGCTTCGGGATGCGTATATCGGCTTCGGTTATGCTGAACGGAACGCCGATCCTTGCGGCCCTTTGCTTCGCAAGCTGGAAGAGGACGCGGGCTGGATTGTCAGCTCGATACTGACGCATCCATTCCAGACGCTCTTTCTTTGTCTTTGCTATCGTCGCCTAGCGCCACTTACCGCTCCGCAGGAGCAGGCCGATGACACCGTAGTTCGCGAGGTCAGACCAAGAGTCGTTGATCGACTCGTTGTTCGCCGGGGCGTCGCCCTTGATCTCCTTGGTGAGGAGATTGCGGATGCGACTGACCTTGTCCTGGGTGCGAACCATCACACCCAGTTCGCCGTTGAGGCTGATGTTGCTGCTACCGTAGTCCTGCTGCTTGCTGTCCATGAGGATAGCGAGCGGAAGGATGGCGCGGAGGTATTCCCGCCCCATCTCGGTCTTAAGACCAAGGTCGGTGTGCAGCTTGTCGGCCAGAACGTCGGTATCAATGTTGGGCATTGGACTTATATAATTGGTGGACGGTTATAATCTAGTCAACCCTTATCGTTTCTTGGGGTCTTCGCCGATGAACCAGTCCCGGGTGCTTTCTTGGCGCATTGCCTGGTTGGCCATAAATCCAAGGAACGGGTGCATCGCGGCGGAGCCTCCGACCACGACAGGCTTCACGGCGGAGTTGTAGACCTGCTTCTTGGCCGAACGCTGCGGCGAGTCTCCGGCAATCGACATGCCACCAACGGCTGCGACAGTCTTGCCGGCACCTTCAACAGACGGTCCAACCGGAAGCTGACCACGGTTCATGATCTTGGCCAGGAACTCAACCTTCGGACCAAACATGCCGGCGTAAGAAGCCGAGTCCAGGAGCTTGCGCCACATGGGCAGCTCGTCGCGCTTCTCGGTGCCTTCCGTTGGCCACAGCGCGCCGATGAGTTGCTTGCCGGCTTCGGCCGCGATGACCGAGAGCGTGCCGCCGACCAGCAATGGAACGGCCAGACGCGCGCGGTCCAGCATGTTGACTTGGTTACGACTGCCGGCGACGGCCGTCTTGGCCTTGTTGTACATGGCGTCCTTGACCAGGTTCGCGTAGGCGTACGAGTAGTTCATCAACTGCATCATCATCTTCCCCTCAAGCTTGTCGGAGCTGTCCATCTTGAGTGCAGGGTTGGACTTGATGGACATGCCGGTCGACATACGTTGCACGGCCTGGCGGTACAGGAAGGCCATGCGTTCGTTGGACATGATGGCGGCCTGGTGGTCGGCATCAGACTTGCCCTCAAGGCCCATGACGAAATCAGCGAAAGCCTGGTGTTCGGCTTCCGGTACGCCGTTCTCGTTTAGGATGATCTTCGACGAGCCGGGTGCGGTTACGTCCATGCCCAGCTTTTTGAAGAACTTCTGGAGCGGAGCTTGGCCGCGCATGAAGCGGACGTTGTCACGGATGGCCAGTCGCGCGATGCCGGCCGATGCAGCCACCTTGGCATGCTCGGTCTGCTGCATGAGGTTGGCCTGCTGCGTACGCTGGATGATCCATCGTGCCATCGGGCTTCCG